GGTCGGCAGCGGAGCGATGGAAAAAACCGTGTGTTTTCAACAACTTAGGCTGGTGCCTACGTTTGGGTTCGATTCCCTTATAAGTTGCCGTTTTTATTTCACTTTTCGTAAAGGAGTATTTCATGAAGAATGTTCATCAGTTTCCCGGTCTTGAGCTTTTGGTAGTGATTCCGGGGCTTTTCAGCGCACTCGCTACCATTTTCGTGGTTTTCCCTTTGTTCTTCTACAGTTAGAGAACAAGTAAGCAACCCAACAAACCAACAAAAAACACAATAATAACAAGAGGTTATCTATGTCTAAAGTTTCAGTTAAAGTTTTCCCGTCGTCCGTTGAGTTTTCCCAAGGAAATCAGAAGGTTACGCTCTCCAAGAAGCACCTGCCGCTGGTTTCCGGTGTGATTTCGGCTACTTGCGAGCGTGGGCTTGCACCAATGGGCATCGCACGCACCAAAGCCTTCACTTCCCTAGCGATTCCGCAGGGTTACAAGGGACGCAACAAGCTGCTGGAAATCGCTAAGGATTCCGCAGAGTTGGCTGTGCATAAGGGTCTGGTCGAAAAAAGTGGAATGATATTCAAGACTTCCGAGGGCAAGCGAGCGATTGCAGAGCGCATCGTTCATTTCGTCAATGATTCCGATGACTTCAAGAAAGCATCTTCTAAGGTCGCTAAATCAGGAGGTAAACGAGTGGCTAAAAAAGCCAATAAAATCAAGAAGTTCCGAGTAGATGATGACAGCAAGCTGGTTCGTCTAAGTCGTGGAAAACCTTCGCCTTTTTGGATGATTGTGCAAGCCCCCGAAACTGTTGAGGGTTTGACGCTGGAAAAGGCTAAGGATTCCGAGGGCTTTAAGGTTGTGCAGGAACCTGCCGAAAAGACTGAGAAAGTCAAGGCTTCTCGCAAGTCCACGAAATCTAAGGGGATTTCGACGGAGGAAGTCGCAGCGATGGTTACCTCGCAAGTCGCTGAAATCGTTAAGGATTTGCCAGTTGGCAATGTCAACGTCGATATGACGCAAGTCCTTGAAATGCTTACGAAAATGCAGAACGAGATCATCGCCACCCGTCAGGTCTGTAACCTATTGAAAACAAAGGTAGATTTTCAGTCCAACGAAATCGTCAAACTTTCTAGTAAGTTAGACAAGTTGACGGCTACTAAGCCTGCTAAGTCCTCGACATCAAAGAAGAAAACAGAGGATAGCAGAAAAGCTAAGGAAGACGCGAAGTTAGCTGCGATGGCTGATTTGTCCAGTATTTCCGAGGAGTTCGCCAACATCGTTACGAAACTGTAGGAAATCATTAACTTTATTAGGTTGCCAACAGATTCTTAAATGAAATCAAGGAGTTCAGGCATGAACAACAAAGACCCTCCACAGGTTACACCGTAACCCTTTAATATCATTACTCTTTTTCAGGAACAAAATATGAACACTCCAAAGAACTACCGAAAAACTCAATCATTCCGCTATGTTGCCGAGCAGGCACAAAAGCTCAGTGAAATGGCATACTTGGAAGCCTGCCAACCAAAACGCCTGCAAAATCAGGTGCTTATGGACTACTGCTTTAAAGAGGCGAAACGATTGACGAATCGCCTGACGAATGCTGGTTATTGGGAAAAGTCAGTTATTTCAGTCGGTTAGGTCCAGTAGTTAGAAACCAAAACAAACAAAAAAAACATAATATTTTCAAGAGGTTATAATGAAAGTTATTGATAGCAAGATTTCCGCAATGATTACAAAGGGTTTGAACAAAGAGAAGTTTGACCGCAAACTTTCTAAACGAGATCGGGTAGTTAGCGATGGTCACGGCAAAGTCCGCGTAATCCTTTGGAATACTGAGATTGCGGTGCTTGACGCGCAAACCGATGAAATCATTGTGAAAAATGGTGGTTTCCAAACGGTGACCACAAAAAGCCGAATGAATGCGCTACTTTACGAGTGGGCACAAGGTAACCCCGGAATATCACAGAGGAAATGGGTGTGGTACATTGATGAAGTCTGTCCGTTGACGCTTGACCGAAAAAGCAAAGAGTTTCAAGGACTTGCGGCATTCCCGCTCAAGATTTGGAAATAAGCTAATTATTACGGAGGGTTTTGACGATGGCTAAGTCCAAGAGATCAAAGAAGAAAAAAAAGAAACGATTACATAAAGTTAGAAACCCTTACGCCCTAAGCCTTTGTTTTCACAAGGGAAAAGGCACTCACGGCGATAAGCGCAAGAAAAACAATAAGTTAGCGTGTCGCAAGAAAGTTCAACAAGATTAAGAGGTTACAGATGTCAGACAACCAGTGGGAATCACGAGAGATTTCAATGTGGGTCAATAATGATGAGTATTTACACGGACTTGCACGAGGTAGTTGGAGTGCTAACCATTTCATGCAACAGCTTGAAAATAATGGCATTTCAGAGATTGGCGGTATTACCCTAACCCCTTGGAATATAAGGGAAAGTTTTGAGGATGCGAATGACTAATCAAGATGAACTTCACTTGGAAGTGCTTGTAATCATTGAGGATATGGATCTTCCCGAGATGAGAAAAGATCTTAATAAACTCGGTAACTTACGATGGTTGCAACGTAACTTAATGATTAGGAACGGGAATCACCCGAGAGCGACAGAAGCAGTTGAAATGATTGCGAAAATGGCGCGAGAGAAAAATAAACAAAATCA